GCTAAGAATATTAGCAATTTTTTGAAACATGATTAAATTTGCAATTTTGAAAGCACTATCTTTTTCAAGTGTGCTTGTATTACTGCTTATTGTAGCCTTATCCCCTCTCTACGTCACTATGGGGTTAATGACTAGACAAATGCACGAAAAGGTTAATTAATCAGCAGCTTCGGCTGTGTTTCCCTCTGCTACCCACGCAAGGTACTCTTGATAATCGGTGTTTGCTTCGTCAAATGGAATACTCCATATTGATCCATCTTCTGCTGTTTTTTCTATAGATGAAATTTCATTCCCATATTTATCTTTAGGATATTTTTTATATTTAATAGCCATAATTAAAGCTCCGCAGAAAAAAGAAGAGAGGAAGTATCCGCCCGAAATTGCAAGTTTCCAGGTCTATCAGCAGCAGCCATACCAGAACTACCTGTAAGTTGGATTACTGCTCCTGTGCCATTTGTATTAGGATTTATAATAGCCAATCCTGATGTAAAATTAGCACTATCATTTGAAGCACCTTGAAACCTAGCAGTACCAGAAAAAGTGAAACTAGGAGCTGCTCTCATGGTAACTGGAAAAAAAACAGGAATCATTGCTGCTGTTGTTGAAGTTGAATAAGCAGAAAATCCAGTATAATCATCAGTATCTCCTTTGACCGCATAAGTGTACCTCTGACATAAAGCAAGCTCCTGACCGAATGACCTATGCTCAAAATCTGTTGCCACACTACCTACTTCTAACTGAAATCCTGTCAACTCTAAAGTTGCATTATTTGTTGTGTACCATGTTGACGTACTATCAGGTGTAGTAGTAGCACTATCAAAAGCAGCCCATGCGTTTAAAGGTCTAGTACCTGTTGTGTTAGTTCCTCTAAAAGGCACAAATTCAAATTTCATTCCACTCTCAGTATTATTATCAATTTGAATATTGGAATTACCAGGAATTGTTTTTGTTATTTTTGTCCAAGTGTCAGCACTTAAAGAACCTGTCTCCATAACGTAACCTTGTGATGTACCATCTTGACTTTGTAATCTAAAGAAAAAGTTTTGTGCAACACTAGATTTAATCCAAAAAGATAATGTTATATAACTCGATGAAGATGTATAGTTCCAGCCAGAAGTTGCTAAGTCTTGTGCTTCTATTCCATAATTAAATCTTATTAAATCAGCAGCACCAGCACCACTTGTTTGGTTTCCATTTGTTATTTTAAAAGCTTTTCTAAAACCAGAAGTATAAGGGGTCGTTCCACTTGATACATCTACCTGTGCTTGTGTAGGTGCTTCATCAGTGCCAGAAGATACGAGTTGAAATCTATCAACAGTCTGAAAACCAGCAGAAGTAGATGATGTACCACGTTGAGCCACTTCCATAGCTCCATTAATTATTATATTTTTATTTGTACCAATCTTCTTGGTAGTTGCTGTATTTAGTCTTTCTAAACCAACTTGATTAAGAGCCATTTGTTATACCTCCTTAAGTTTGTTCTAGATAACTTACAGTTACATCTAAAGCACTTGCTGTACCAGCCCTTACTCTCAAAATATCATTAGCTTCCATAATTACTTTTGATCCGCTTATAAGTTCTAAAGAACTCCCTGCTGGAACTGGAGCATTTCTTATTAGGTGAACATCATCACCAGCCGTTACAAGAAAAACATCAACTTGAGCACTAGCTCCTGTTGTATTTGAAACAAGGACACTGAGAAGAACAATTGTTGCACTTCCTCCACATGTTACAACATTCGTATTAGTACTACTAACAGCATCTGTTACGACGTTTGTTTTTGTGTCACTTTTGAAGGTATTTGCCATATCAGCCTAGAGCTATTATTAATGCAAGTTGGTCAGTAGAATCAAATGCTCCACTTACAGTCAACGCACCTGTTACGGTTAAGTTTCCTGGTATTGAGACTGATCCATTAGAATCTATTGTAAGACGGCTAACTCCTCCAGTTACCAAAGATATGTTATCTGCTGAAGGACTAATTAATCCTGTATTAGAATCTCCTTGAAATTTTAGGCTGCAATTAGTAACAGATCCTAATGCTAAAGCAGAATTAGATCCATCTTGCCTAAGTAATGGAAATCCTCCATTAGTAATTGCATCATGTATTACAACAGTTTTTAACGAGGTATCTACTGTGACTTCGCCATCAGCACCTTTAAATCCTGAGTGCTCTGCTGTTGTTCCTCTTCTAAATTGAACTTGAGTTGCCATAATACTATCCTAAAGCCACTGCTATTGCAGTAGCAAAACTTTCTGTAGCGAGTGTAGCTATATCCTTACCATCAACTGTTCCTGATACTGTAATATCTCCTGTAACACCCACACCACTAGCTGAAGTCTCAAACACTTTTACATTATTATGCCTGAGTTCAGTGCCACCTTCATTTGTAAATCGAGCAGTTGTTGAAAAATTTGAAGTGGAACCCTTAAAGTGAAGAAGATCTAAAACCCCATCAGTAAATGCTGTAAATTTCCACCTATCTTGAGGATCATCTCCTTCATCAGCATAAAGAGATAAACTTGCTGCACTACTTTCATGTCCTTGAATTCTTAACTCAGAATTCCCTCCTGTATTCTTAAAAACAAAAAGATCAGTATTAACTGTACTTTCAAAAATACCATCATTTCCATCATAATAAAGTTTTAAGTCTGAGCCTGTTCCGAATACCGCTTTATCATTATCAGCAAAGTCAATATCATTACCGTTACTTTGTAAATCGCCTCCAAGCTGTGGAGATGTGTCATCTACAACTTCTGTAAGAATTGACCCGTTTTTATTTGGGACTGTAAGAGTTCTAGTTGTGTTTGTATCGACTCCTGAAGCTTGAAAAGCTACTTGCTTTGTAGGATCAGAAGGATCAATAACTCTAAAACCGTTTGCCTTTGCAACAACAGCATCAGCTGTTAGTGATGTAATTCCAGTCAAAGTTGTAACACTACTTCCAAGAGCAACCGCTGAACTACCAATCGTAACTGTGCTGTTAGCAAGATTACTGTTAGCAATTGAAGATGCAGTGGTAAGAACAGTTCCTGTTTCAGCTGGGAGAGTTATGGTTACATCAGCAGTTGATGCAGGTCCTTTAAGTGTTGCAGAATTTGTTCCATTATCAGTATCTTCTTTAAAAATTATGCTACCTGCAGAAGCAGAAGAGCCTGTAAGAGTTGGAGCAGTTAAACTTTTATTTGTTAAAGTTTCTGTCCCTGTTGTAGAAACTAAAGTCGCATTGGTAACTGCAGTGTTAAATTGAGCAAGAGTTCCTGATATTGTGTTTGATCCAAGAGCTAAAGTTTTATTTGTTAAAGTTACTGAATTAGTTAAAGTTACTGGATAGACAATATCACTCGTTAAGGCAACAGTTCCTGTGGCATCAGGCAAAGTTATCGTGCGATCAGCAGTTGGATCTGTAATAGCTAATAATGTTTCATTTGCATCTACTCCCCCAGATGCACCTTCAAAGGTAATGCCTTGACTAAATCCTCCGCTACTATCAGCGTGGAGGACAATATTACCGCCTCCTCCTTGTGATCCTACTTGTAATTTTGTTATTGCTTGAATATTGGTTAATGACAGACCAGTAATTGTGTCTCCTAAAGAAACTACATCACTTCCTAGAGTTATAGTTGAATTTGCTAACTGAGCATTTGGTATTGCATTAGTTCCAAATTCTCCAGTAGAACTGTTATAGGTCAGTCCTGATCCAGAGGCAACACTTACTAAACCTCTTACATCCGAGTTAGATGGTCCTGCATAAGTGATTACTCCTGTTGAGTTATTGTATCCAAGACTTCCTAGTCCACCTGAGTCAGTTACGGAAACAGAGCTTCTAGCTCTTGTGTTAGTAAAATATTGATTTGAACCCTCACTTAAATCTGAAGTACTATTTCCAGCAAAATCTAATTTATCAGAAGAAGAATTCAACTCCTGAAAAAGACCAGAAACAAGTACTAACGCCTTCCTAGTTGCCATTTAATATCTCGATCAAGCTCTTAACCAAAAGAACTTATTTACATTTATTTTACGATGACCAAACTGTCAGCTTAAAAGTATTGGAGGCTCAACTCTAATTATCAATTGTCCAGTGCTACCAGCTTCTCCTATCCTAGAAATATATTGCCCTGCGGAAGATGGCGGTGTTTTAACAATATCCCCTGCAGATGCAGCAGATAAATAATATTGATCTCCAAAATCTAACCCTGAAGTTGCTACTATTCCTGAAACAATAACCCTAACAATTTGTCCAGCACTCTTAGTAGTTTCAGCTACCCCTGCAACTATAGCTTTATCTAAAGTATCGCTGGCAATTGCTTTACCTACCTGACCATCACTAGCTCTTGAATATAAAACTTGTCCTTGAACTACATTTTCGAAACATGTCGTATTATAGCCAGTAACCTTAAATACTGTCTGACTAGGCATTGTAGATTTTAAATCAATTAAAGCCTCTGTAAAACCTTGAGCATTTGGTTGATAAGGTATGTAATTTTCTACACTAGACATTAGCTTAATTTAATAGGAGGTTCAATTCGAATTGCAAAGTTAGTCGCTGTAGAAGCTTCTCCTACTCTTACAACAGCCTGACCAGCACTGGATGGAGGAGTTAATGTTATTGCTCCAGCTGTAGAGGGAGATAGAAAATATAAATCACCTGCATCTAATCCAGACATGGTTTTTATTCCAATTACAATGACTTTCACCGTTGCAGAAGCACTAGCGTCTGCATTTGCAAATCCAACTACTTGAGCATTTTCTTGTAAACCATTCGATGCACTGGCTTTACCTACCTGACCATCACTAGTTCTCATATATAAAGCATCATTTTCACTAACATCTTCAAATGCCGTAGCATCAAATCCAACCTGTAATGGAGCAAAAGTAGGAAACCCTTCTTTTAAATCAATAACAGCATCAACTAAACCTCTATAATTAGGCTCATATGGTTGACGAGTCATCGTAAAACTATTTGCTATCATCAAGTCTCTAAGGACAGCTATAGCACCTTCTATATTTGGTTCGTAACCTGTAGCCATAATATTTGCATATAATTATCTATTTTAAACTGTGCCTACTATTATAATTAAGGTATGGAACCTCAAGTTATTGCAGCTATTATTTCGGGAAGTATCGGAGCCTTTGCTGGTATAACTAGAGCTTTGGGAAATTTTAATAAAAAATTAGATAGAAGATTTGAAAATATTGAAAAAAACGTAGAAAAATTAAAATATGAAGTTTTACATGATTATGTATTAAAAGAAGATTTCTTGAGAGAAATGCAAGCAGTTCATTCTAAATTAGATAGAATTTTAGATCATTTATTAAATAAATAATTAAACAGCCTGCCAGTTACCAAGTGCAGATAAATATATTTTTAAAGATCCACCTGAATTTGTATCCCAGACTAATTGTCCATTGACAGGATTAGCTGGTAATCCAGCAGAGACAGATGCAACTGCTTTTACTATCTGAAATGCAGAGCCATCATGAACTTTAAATATATGTGTACTAGCTGTATCTAACCAAGTTTCACCTTTGCTAGATGATGTAAATCCAGCAGGGGAACTATTAGGTGCGGTAGATCCAATATGAACAGGACCAACTTTAATTAAACCTGTACTTGGAGATGCAGTATTATCTGCAAAGAATAATCCTGGACTTACATTATTGTTATTTACTGCTAATTCACCAGCTCCTAATCTTATTGGGAAGGGTCTGTCATGTGCTGTGCTCGATCTACGAGATTGAATTTGTACTGCCATAATTAGACATTTATATATAGTCCTGCATCTACTACTGTATCTTGGGCAGTCTCTGGATTATATGTACCAGCATCCATGTTGCTTGTATTAATTGAAGCATCTAATAATTCTCCGTTTATATAATCTCCAGCTTGTAATAATCCAGCTTCAAAAACATTAGTAAATTCTGATAATGGTTTATTTACAATTCCAAATTTTATGTCATCTAAAACTGTTGGAGCTTTATTAAATAATTTATTTACCATTGCGATCATTCTGTTTGTAGTATTAAAAGCTTTACCTGATCTATTTAAACCACCTGTCTCATCTCTTTTTAAACTATCAGTTAAAGTCATAGCTATGACAGATGGGTCAAAATTAGCCACATCTTGCGGTAAATTAAAATCACCAATAATATTTTTATTACCTTCCCATTTTGTTGATCGATTATATAAAGCAAAAATTTCAACAGCCTCTTGCATTTTTCTTTTTTCTTTTGCCCATCTCTTCTCCCAACTTTCTAAACCTTTTCCGATTGGTTTATCACTAGGTTCTAATAACCAAGCTCCAACATACTCATGTTTTTTTAAATTTTCTACAGTTACATATCCACCAGTAGTTTGTGTAAATGGATAAACAACAGTAAAACTATTTGGATTAGGAACATCAGTAATCGTATATTCTCCTGATATTGCATTTCCACTTGTAAAATTTAATTGAATTTTATCGTTTTTATTTAAATTATGATTTTCAAAATCTACAGTAATATTAACTCCATTTTGATTATACTTTGCAGCTAACTTTAGTGGCTCATTACCTTCATCATGAAGTATCGACCACATTGCAGCGTAAATATGCTTACACCAACGTAACTGATAATATTGTAAATTTTGAAAAGAATCAGGTTTTTCATCTTCATATTCTGGCAACTCGTAAAAATTATTTATTGTGACATAACCTAAGTCTCTGAATACGCCAGGCTCATCTCTTCTTTCATCTATGGATCCATCATTTTGAATTATATTTCCTGGTTTTGTATCTCTAATTGCAGTTACAGGAAATCTTTCATGATTATTCTGACTGAATAAATCGTAACTATCTCTTCTTGAGAAATCTTGACAAGAACAATTCCATCTTAATTCTGTAGTTAAGAATCTTCCTACTGCAAAACCTCTATGAGCAGGGACAGTTGTCTTAGCAATTGTATCTACAGTTTTTGCTCCATAGCTATCTGCTTTTTGAAAGATGATTTCATTTGTGCTTGCATCAGATCCAGTAACTGTATATCCGACATAATCGTCATATCTAAATCCTCTAATTAATCTAAATAAAGTTAAATTACCCGAAGTTGTTCCAGTAGGAATTGTAGTGAATTTAAATTGTGTAGGGCTAGTAACTTCGATTGTATATCTACCAGAAATAACAGCTCCTGTACTTACATCAACAAACACTTTATTATCTGTAGATAAACCATGAGCAGAACTACAAGTCACAGTGACTGTAGAACCTGATCTTGCATATGTTGAAGATATACCTGAATCTCTTTCTACTATGCGATCTGCCATCCTTTCACCTGCCAAGAAAGCAACTTCTGTTGGTAATGATCTGAGTTTTACTCTTACAAATCTCCAACGTGTATCGTTAAAAGCAGTCGAGTTGTGATAAACAACATTACCTGAAGTTGTTGCAGATCCTGATGCAGTTAAGGTAAAAGTATTCTGTGTCTTACTTACAATTGTTAAAGTCTCATCTGTCGCACTACCTGTAGATATATCTAAATAAACATCATCACCTGGAAATAAACCATGATCATTTTTTGTTACCACTAAAGTAGTTCCATTTTGTGAATAAGTGGCATTTACTTGAGGTGCTAAATATCTAACATCTAGTATTGGTAATCCAAAATCGTAGAAGCTGAATCCATCCGTATCTCTCATCCCACATATGTGCTCACCTAATTCTTGATTTGTTGATGGAAAAGTAAATATTCTGGCAGGTATAAAAACTCCAGGAAATTGTTGAAAAGTAAAAAATAATCTATAGTCTCCTCTCTTATCTCTTTCTTTAGCAGTAGACCCTAATATCTGCTGTGTAAATGTATATAATTCATAGCCTCTTCTCCACCTAGTCCATAAAGAATCTTGATTATAAAATTTAACTTCACTTTCTAATGCATAGCCATCAGATCCTCTCGGATAAACACTAGGTCTTTTTGGTATATTTTCAAAATTTTTAAAATTATTTTTTAATTCGAAATTTGATTTATCTTCGAATTTTTTAAATCCGAATGACATAATCTTTAATAGAAACCGCCCTGTATGTTGCAGTAGAATCCATTTGTTAATGCAGTAGCACCACTAGCAGCTACATATAGAGCCTGACCTCTTCTTAACATCAATCCTCTCTGTTTTGGAGCAATTTCATTATTAGATCCTGCAAAATTTAAAGCTCCTGACTGAACTGTAGGATGATTAATTAAAGGTAATTTTTCTGTGAGTGTTGTACTTAATATTTGATTCTCCGATACTTGTGGAATACTTTGAGTAAATAAGGGGAAGAATTGATTAATGTTTGTAATTGTACCTGTACTAACAAGATAAAAACAAAAATCAACGGGTAAAGAGACATTAACATTTCCATTTGCTGCTGACTGAGATGGGACATCTACATCAAAAGTAGTAGATGTGAAATTCAATGTATCTTTAACTTCAAAAGTATCATCTTTTGGAACTACACCAGTGTTATATGTAAGAAAATCTAAAAATACTTTTTGTCCAATTTCTAAATTATGTCCACCTGATAAAGTTACCGTACAAACTGTTCCTGTTGCAGAATAAGTACCCTGAGTAGGAGTTACCGCATCAAGTTTTTGTATAGATCTTTTTGCATATGTAAACCAAATTTCATCAATATAAGCACCACTAATTGAAGTATCAGTTAATGCAGAGTCGACATCAAATACTTTTGTTGCATTACCAACAGCTGTTGGAACTAAGCTTGTTAAAAATGATTGTCCCGACGCAACTGTACATAGTGTTGAGGTTGTTGCTGGGCGATCAACCATTAACGGTTGTTTGTTTGAACTACTACTTGCCACGTTATTTATTCATAGGACTTGTTTTAATTATATAGGAAGGCTTTTTACTTATCTTTCTTGTCGTCTTTTTTATTTTTAGCTTCTCTCGCTTTATCTAAAGCTTCTTTACGCTTTTCCTTATCAGACATTTCCTTACCATCTTCTTTCTTTTTATTTTTATTTTTAAAATATTCTAATAATTGTGGTGGCATTTTACCTTTTTTGTCTGCCATTTAGTCTTCCTCCTCCCTATCAATTGGAATGTCTAAAGTTTGAGTAAATCGTTTAGGTAGATTAGTACCTTTTGTATAAGAAAAAGGTGCTTCATCTGGGCGAACAGCAAATAAATCTATTCGCTTTTCTCCTGCCATTCTAGTACGTCTACCTTTGAAAGGACTGGCTTTCTGCCTTTCTCTTGGGCTAATAATATCTCTATCTCTTTTTACACCTAATGTGTATCCAAGTTTTGTAGTAGGTAAAACCATAGTTATCTATGACTTACTTCTAAAAGTAATCTTGTCCCAACAGCTACATCAGCTGGTCCAGGAAGTGCTTGAATAAACTCTGCACCTTCTCTATTAAATCTATACCTTGCTTGAGCTGGATTTCTGTAGTTAGGAACGTATAAATGCATTGCTAATCTATCAGTTTCATAAATATAAATTTCTGTCCAAGTTTTTAAAGTTTCACGAAAATCTGAAGTTGCAACTGTTCTATCAACGTCACCAGCAATACTTTCAATTCTATTTCTTGGGACAGTATCATTATTAATACTTCCAGTCATATCAGTTCTTTTCTCTGCTTCATCACAACGTCCTATTTGCTCAATGATTTTACTGACCCAAAAAGAATCCTGAACATTATTTAATGCTTCTTCTAATCTGGCTTGGTCACCAGCTGGTATTGAAGTTATGTTATAACCTAAATGCCAACGTACTTTTGATTGTATAAAGGTATCGAGCTTCATTCAAACAGGGAAATTTACCTGTTACTAGTCTACTCTCACTAAGTTTTCTTTAAATATTTCATCCCAATCAATACGCTTAATACCTCTGAGCTGTTCTAACTTTGTAAATCTTTCGCCAGATAAAGTTGTTTGTAAATCCTTTATATCTCTTGCAGTTTTTAAACCTACCCCTGGCAGAGCGTCTGCTATTTGTCTTGCCCCAGCTGTATTTATATTTAATCTGGTATCTACAGGAAAAGTTTCTCTGTTAGATACTTTTGCATCTTTATCTCCACCTGCATTTAATTCTGCTTTTAATCTTTCTTCTGTCTTTATTTTTTCACTGGTAGCTCCTACACAAGGAATTAAATCTTCATCATTTACATATTCAGTCTCATCATTAGCATTTATAACCATAGAAACACCTTCTCCATGCTGAGATATCTTCTCTACTATGCCTCCAGTAATTTTGTGTTGATACAACATAATTTTAAAAAAATCTTTCTTTATTTAGAATAACTCAATAAATTTTTCTTGACAATGAAAAAGCGAGCCATAAAGACTCGCCTTTCCAACTAATTCTAAAAATATGAATTATGAGTCTGTTCCACCTACTTGAGAAGCAAAGTCGATGAAGGATGAAATATCACTCCATGCAACTTCTGCTGCTGGACGTAAGTAGTTAACACGACAAACTAAGTAAGCTGCTTTACCTGCAGTGATGTCATCTGCAGATATAGAAACACCATCACCATTAACAGAAGTATCTGTTATTGCGTTGACGTTGAACACTTTGAATGTTGTGTCAGCTGTAACCTTATACATCATGGAGTTAGCTGCGTTAGCTGCAGTAATACCACCACCTGTAACTACTGTCCAGAAAGGTAGTTTTCCTGTTGTAACTGCACCTGTTCCTTGAGCAATAGTTGTACCACTAAATGCTATTGAACTGGAAGCTGCTGCTAAACCATTTTGCTGAGTTGAAGGTACACCGAAAGGTGAACCACCATTGTTAGGACCAAGAAGAAGGACTTCTGTGTTAGTTCCAACAAGATCAGCTGTGATAGGAGATGCTGGGAAAGAAGGAAGACCACCTGAAGGATCATCCTGAGCAAGAGCTATAGACGCACCATAAACATATGCTGGTCTAGCTGAACTTGCTTTTACAACTAAAGTTGTACGATCATCTCTAACACGATCACTGACTCTTCTATCAGGAGAAGGTACAGTTATATCAAAGCTTTTGAAACTAGCTTTATCAGCTGATGCATTATTGATTTTTACAAAACCAATTTGCTCGAAAGCTTCAACTCCAGGCCATCCCTTAACACCTTCATGGTTGAAAGATGATAAACGATTAATCTGATTACCTGGCTCTAGGATTGCTCCTGCGTCACTCTTGTAAGTTGCCATTAGTTAATACCTCCTTATTCTGTAATTGTAAAGGAAGTGGTAATGAAGTCCTTATTCAAGTTCGCAAAACCAGCATAAAGCTGCCATATAAGAATAATGAATCTTGAGAAATCATCATTATTATTGATTAGAACTTGAGCGTTAGGACCACCGATACCAACACCAATTGCTTGTGGGCCAAAGAACAATCCAGCTGGAGTTGTCTTTGTTACTGCACCGTTACCATCTCCAATATCGACCGTAATTGTCTTAGATGGGAAGTTTGTAGATTCAAAGAATCTAACTCCTTCAAACACGAATCCAGAAGGCATAACTGGTTCACCAGCTACGAACTGAGCTTGTCCATACTGTCCACCAGCATAGATTGCTTGGTTAGGAGCCATTGCACCCATTAAAGGTGAACCTTGACCCATTCCTGGATATCTTGCTATTTCACGGAAGCCTTGATCGGCTCTTAGATCTTTCATGAATGAAGGATCTGCTATACAACGATAATATCCGTCTGCGAATACTGGTACGTGACGCTTTCTTAAACTCTTAACTACCTCAAGGAGGTCAGTCTTTACATTGAACTTAAATCTCTCAGAAGCATATTCTGTAGCAGAGTAAGCATTCAACTGTGTAGAGCTAGACTTTGTCTTACCATTTGGATAGTAATAACCACCCTGTGTATCAGATGCAGCACCACGAGATTCAGATTTGAATAGTTCATCAATGAATACTCTGTCTCTCCATCTACGGTAATCGTCTAACAAGGTCAACGAACCAATTGATTGATGGAACATGTTTAAGTTTCCAGTAT